CCCATGGGTTTTGTTGCCGTTGATGCGGCCACAATTCGACGCGCAAAGCCGAAAGACCATGACGCCCAGAAGGGACGCCGGACGCAGTGGCGTCAGAACGAGGCTGCATATGTTCAGCGTGTAAACGGGAAGGTGGTTACCGACTTCACTTACGAGGAAATGGGCTGGGGTGTTCGCCGTCCACGAACCGCGTTATGGGTCAACGGGTACGGGTATCCAGAGCTAGAAGAGCTTATGCGCGTTATCACCGACCTTGCGAATGCCCAATCATACAACAGTGTAAACTTCACAAACGGAGTTCACACAAGCACGATTCTGGCGCTCAAATCAAACATGACAGCCCAGACATTCCGCTCGTTCAAGCGCCAGGTTATGGCGATGATGACGGGTGTGGCGAATGCCCGCAGGACGCCAATTGTCCAACTCGACCCGGAGAGAAAGGAAGAGATTCAGGCGGTAAACCTGTCTCAGAGCAACAAGGATATGGAGTACATGCAGTTTGTCGGCTTCTTAATGAAGCTAACGTGCGCTGTTTTCTCCATGGACGCGGCAGAGCTTGGTTTTGTGTTTGGCACGGAGAATCAAACGGCAGCGCTTTCAAGCGGCGGCCCGCAGCAAAGGATTGTAGCGTCAAAGGAGCGGGGGTTGCGCCCTGTTCTGCGATCGTTACAGGGATGGTTGAACAACTACTTCGTTCACCCCGTGGACGAAGATTTTCGACTAGAGTTTGTCGGCCTAGACTCCATATCCGAGCAAGAAAAGCTCGAAATGGACATGAAGGCGGTCAAGTTCTACAAGACAGTCAACGAAATCCGTCAAGAGCATGACATGAAGCCGCTAGACAGCCCGCTTGCCGACATGATTCTTGACCCGACATACCTAAACAGCGCATTTGCCATGTTGCAGCAAGAGCAGATGGGTGACGAAGAGGGCATGGAAGGCCCCGAAGGAATGGAGGGCATGGGTGGACCGGGCGGCGAGATGCCACCGGAAATGGAGCCCGAAGAGGGCGGCGGTCAAATGTTTGAGCAGGGGCAGGAGGAAGAAGCGCCTGACACTCAAGGGCTAGACATGGCGGCATTGACTGAGGCGCTTGTGGAAAAAGCAGAGCGTGCAATTGATGACAAACGCCTGACCCCGTTAACCGCCCTTAAAAAGGGATCAAAAAAGCAACTCAGATACAAGAACCAACGCGCTTTTGTTGTGGAGGTTTAGTGTGAAGCTGAAGCTGGAAGAGTCATATCCGGGGGAGTTTGAGGACACAGACCCCATCGAGCTTTTAGACAAGTGGGAGCGTGCCGCCAGCGCATGCCAGTGCAACATGGAGCAGATGGTTGCAAAGGCTCTCGGCCTGCCGGATGAGTCCGATGTGCCATTGGATGCCAAGGTTGACGGTCTCAGCGAGCTTATCTCTAGGCTCACTAAGGGGTACGAGGACCGCTTGCGGCAAATGTCTAAAAGCATGGTCAAGGCTGTTGAGGACGGATCGCAACATCGTGAGAATGAGGTTCTGGAGCGATCCGAGGGCATATATAGCGACGATGAGATGCACGCGATGATTTTACGTGCATTCTCTGGCGTGAGGGTTCCATGAGCGCAACAGAGGTTGCCGCAGAGGTTGCCCAGGAGGCAGCACTACACCATGAGGCCTTTTTGATTGAGCTTTTTGGCGAATCCGCAACGACGCCAGACAGGCTTAACTTTCTGCGGACCAAGGGGTACTTGAAAAAGGCTGACATTGGGAAGCTGGGTGTTAAGACGCCGGTCGGAACGCTTGATCCGGTAGAGTTTGTCATGAAAATGTCCCAGGTCATGACGGCGGCAGAGCCCGAAAACGTGGCCGGAATGCGGCGATGGCCCCTGACCAAGTGGATCGAGGTTGTCACAAACGAGATAAAAGGCGCGGGCATGCCGACCCCGGATCCCGACATTCCCACGACACAGGGAAAGCCCCAGCCCCCTCCGTCAATGACTGGCTACATTCCGGTTCCGAAAACACAGCTTGGCACAGCCCATAAGGCCGCATACGAGCAAGCAAGCACGCGAGCGGGCGAGTATGTTCGAGGTCTGGGTAACAAGGTCGGTGAGGATGGGCGTGCTATAGTTCTTGAAGGCTGGAAGGGTGAGGGCATTACCTCGCCGGTTGACCAGGCAAAGAGAGCCAAGCGTATCGACGATATACGGACAGAGGTTGCCGAGGGCATTGCCCGTGGAGATACCGCTCAAAGAGTTAAAAGCCAGCTTGGCCATAAGTCTGGTGAATGGGCGAGAGATTGGGAGCGCATAGCAAAAACAGAGATGCAAGGCGCTTACAATGACGGCCAGGTAATACGTGCGATTAAGGTTTACGGTGATCGAGCAAGGGTTGCTCGGATCCCAGAACCATCAGCATGCCAGTATTGCAAGAATCTTTTTCTTAGCGGCTCTACACCTGTTATTTTCGGCATGGAAGAGCTTATGGAGAACGGTACGAATGTTGGACGACGGGCGGCTGAATGGCGTGCTACGATCTGGCCAGTGCATCCCAATTGCCGTTGTGATACACAAGTTGTACCGCCTGGATTTGCGTTTAATAGCGAGTGGATACTCGTACCGGAGTAAGTAATGGCTGATACCGAAGAAAAAGAATCGGAAAACATGCCCGTAAGGCATGAGATTGGCGGATATTGGGCGCTTTCACCCAAGAACAGAAAGCGGATCGATTCCATGCTTGGGAAACTCATTGAAGCCCGCGAAGGCGGCAAGAAGGATGCAGAAGATGACAAAGGGTCCATTCCGCAAGGCGATTAGCAGTCAGAAGGCGCTGGAGGATGCGTGCAGCCCTCTAGGTATGTCGTTTGACGAGTTTCTTTATGGCACCGTAGTTATGGAAGACGTTGTGGCCCAGAAGAGCATCATAATTGATGACATTCACTTGGCCCCGTTCTCAGAGCTACTTATGAAGGCCGCGAAAGGTCCGCATAAGTACATTATGCGGATCCCGAACAAGAACCCACCTCCGAAGTACAGGTACGTCTACAAGATTCACCGAAAAGGAAAGTACGTCGGTGACGATGATCACTTCAAAGAGGGTGCGAAACTTAAGGTTAAGCACGAAAGAAAGACGAAAGACGACGACGGCAAAGAGTCTGTCGAAAACACACACGCACACCTTGAGGTAATCTCCTCAAAAAACGGCAAGGTGAAGGTTCGCCACTCGGACACCGGAGAGGTAACCGAGCATGACGCCGAAAGTCTCAGCAAGAAGATTCGCGGCGATTACACGTCTCAAATCACAATGCACAAGCAAAAGCTCCGTCGCGACCTTGATGCTGTGATGCAGTTTGGAACAGTCGGGATGCAAAAGCGCCTGATCGAGCGTGCGGCACAGTTTGGCGTGTACTTAAACGGCCAATATGACGACGAAGACGGCGCATGGAATCCGCCAGAAAGGGCAGCAACGACCCTTCACGAAAAAGCCTTGCCGGATGTCGAGGTTGACTTGCCGGACGACGTTAAAAACTTCCCCAACCCGGACGGACCCAAGAAGGGGCTGTTCAGGCACCAGGCAGAGGGCGTTCAGAGATGCCTTGATTCTTGGAAGAAAAGAGACGGGTTCCTGCTACAGGACGAAACCGGGCTTGGAAAAACGCTGACGGCGCTAGCGACACTTGTGGCGCATGGTGCAAAGCGAAACTTGATAGTTGTGCCCGAAAGCGGAAAAGATGCCCTCATGGCGCAGCTTCGCACGGATGCCGAGCTTTATGGGCTAGACATTAAAGACGCGCTCGGGGCGGGGCCGGATGAAGAAGGCATTTTCGTTGTTTCGTATGACGACATGTACACAACAGAGGCCGTTATTGATCCAGAAACAGGCAAGCCGGTTAAATACAAGGGCGAAATCTTAAAGAAACACATCCTAAAGCCTGAGTTTAAGAGCGGATACGGCGCGGTTGTGTTTGACGAGTGCCAGAATATGGCAAACCCCGCAGGCGTGCGGGCTCAGGCGTGTGTTGAGCTACAGGGCCTTTCAGATAAGGTCATGTATATGAGCGCAACGCCATTTACCAACGTCACAGACATGCACTACCTCAGAAAGATGGGCATGTTTAGCAACGGCGAGGAGTTCACCGAGTGGGCTCAAAAGATTGGCGCTGAGGTGACAAAAGAAGACCCCCCTGGCGACCTACCTGTGGGGATTAGAAACCCGAAAAGTCCGGTTCCGCTTGTGGCGGCATCTGCCTTTATGCACCACCACGGAATGACGGTAAGGCGCTCTCCCGACATGCAAGAAAGCATGAAGAGTAACTTTTCTGTCGTCAAGGGTGATGGCCTGCCTGATGACCACAAGAAGGCCTTTGAGATGGCCGGTGAGATTCACCAGCTTGCCTTGGATGCCGGGATGTCCGCATTTACGGCGGGCGGCATGATGTCAATGTGGCGGAAGCAGCAGTGGGAGTGCGCCAAGGCTGGTGAGGGTATTGAGGCCGCCAAGAAGGCCTTGGACGAGGGGCGATCTGTTGGGATGTTCTTTTCGTTCAAAAATTTCGATCATCAGCCTTTACGGTCATTCTCAGAAATGCTGAGAAGCAAAAAAGGAATGAAGGAGCATGGGTTAAATCCGGCACAAGCCAACGAGGCAGCCGATAAGATTGATGCCATGATTGAAAAAATGCCGAAGTTTGACCCAATTGCCGAGGCGCGTGAAGCGCTATCAAAGCATATGGGTAGCGCTGACAAGATTGCAGAAATCCACGGGGGCGTGAAGCTAGACTCCAAGAAGCAGCAGCAGGCTTTTCAGGAAAACGAAAAGCACGTCATGATTGGGACGATTGCAAAGGCCGGGACTGGCTTGTCATTCCACGACACAAAGACCAAGGAAGAAGGCGGTCGCCCAAGGACACAAATCAACATGTCCCTTCCAT